ATAATTCGTTAGGATATACAGCTATTCTTTCTGATTCTAGTGTTCTTAATATACAACCAAAAGATGCATTACAAACTACAACTAGTATTCCAACGTTGCCAAGATTTATAGGCGACAACGAAGATGCACAAAGTGTTGCTGTAGCAGGATTTAGTTTTGAAATCACAGCAAAACGATTATTAACAGATAAAACTGCGACTATAACAATAGTAGGAAATGAAACTGGTGGATCTACTACTATACAAGTAACAGTTAATAAAATAACTGCAGTCAATCAAAGTTTAACTCCTAATAGATAAACTTATAAAGGTTAAAAAATGAATTTTAAAATGATAGAAAAATTAAGACAATTACCTAGACATGGTATATTACCAAGAAGTCGAGCAGCTGCCGGGTTGGCAAATCTTACTTCTCCAGCAAGTGCTAGTCCAACTGCTGCAACACCAGCACCAGTAGTTCAAGATGATCAAAATGATATTAATCAACAAATACAACAAGCTGCACAGGCTTTAGCACAAGAAATAGTAGCAGAGCAATTAGCGTCTAGACAGTTATCAACAAATGGACAAACACATGTAACATTTGGACCTGGTGATATTGTTGATAAACAAAAAGAAACAGTAACTGCCGGTTTATGGAGTGATGGTATTGCAAGTTTAATAACATATTTTACAAGTTCAACACAAACAACTAGTCAACGAAAATATTATGTAGACGTTCATCAAACTGTGCCATCTGCAAATGGTAGTGCATGTCAATTTTCTATAGCATATGGTCACGCATTGGGAAGTGGATCTGATTCTGCAGGACAATTAAATGATTCTCCATCTAAAGCAATATATTCTCAATATAGACAATTGTTACTTAATCCAGGAGATACTAGATTTACTACAGGTGATGGTGATACAGATCATATATATGTTATTAACTTTAAAAGAAATCGATTAAAAGAACGTTTAGATGCTGGTAACTTTGAGTTGCCTTTACAGTTTATGTCGGCTTCTTTGGCTACTAATGCAACAGGTAGTAATATGCATACTAGTAGTTCTAAAATTATTTCTTTAATTGATGATTCATCTACAACATCTGCAACAGTTGGAGATTCTGGAGATAGATATAATATAGTATCTGGTAGTATAAGCGCCGGGGTATTTAATTCAGCTGCACCAACATTTTATGGATTAGCATATCCTAGCTATGGAGTTTTAATATTAGACGGAAACAAGTTAGATGCTGATTTAAATTTTCAAACAAATAGTGGATCTAGTTCCGAGGGTAATAATCATTTTAGATTATTTCATTCTGTTTCTGGTTCAGCATTATTTACAAATCCTGCAGATTCAGACAAATATGGATTCCTTGCAAGAAATAAAGAAGAAGTAACAAGTCAACATTTCTTTGTAAGAGTTAAAAATGCAGAATTTAATTTTTCTAATAATCCTTCTTTTGTTACTGGTAGTGATGGCGAATTTTTACAAGCATCATTTGTAAATGATCCTAAAGTATATATTACAACGGTAGGATTATATAATAATAGTAGAGAATTATTAGCAGTTGCAAAATTAAGTAAACCATTATTAAAATCATTTACTAGAGAAGCGTTAATACGTGTTAAACTAGATTATTAACGGATTTAGTTTTACTGATATTTATAATAGATACAATGTAAGTTTCTATTATTATGCCGGAATCAAGAATTAAAAATATTAATAATACTGATACGACAGATAGTATATCTGTGTTCAAAAAAATTGATAGTGCTGATATAAAAGTACATCCATTTAAAGCATTCAAAAAATTTACTGTAGTTTCTGGTAGTTCAACGGCTAGTTTACTTCCGTTAACTGGATTATATATTGATCCTAAAGCTTTGCCAGCAATTGGTAGTGAATTAACATTTAATGATGTAAAAAATATTGACGGAAGTTTACAGTCAGTAACATATTTTTCTGTTAACCATTTATTTTATAAAAGAAAAACAGAACCAGCTAATACATTTGGTCCGACCGATTTAAACAGAACAAATAAATTTTTATATCGATCAGCATCTGTATTTTCTGTTCCGCAACTTAAAATAGGCGAAGGAATAAAACCTAGTTCTTTTAATATAACTGCTTCAGATGCTGCATTGTATGGTGCAGCATTATATGGTGCGTCTGTATATGGGCCATCTACATTACTTATTCATAGTGATAAATTTGGAAATTTAATTGATTCTAATTTTAATACAGCATCTATAGTTCCAGATGTTAAATTTTATGAAGGATTTAATGAATATTTTGATACTTCTAGAATTTCATATGTATCAAATAATGTTACGTATAAATCTGGAGTTGTAACTTCTACCGGATTAAAAAAACCAGTAGGATTAGCTGCAGAATTTAATAATGGTTATATAAGAACATCAATTAACGGAATGTATGATAGATATAATGATTATTCGTTATCATTATTTGTAAGTGCATCAAATTCTGGAACTACAAATGATTTAATTATAGCAAAAGCAAGTAGTTCTATAGATTTTAAATATCCATTTAAATTGGAATTATCAGGAAGTAATCAATTATTATTTTCAGCTGCAGGTAGTAGTAATTTAAAAGTACAAATTATATCAACGTCAAGTATATCCGATTGGACTCATGTTGTTTGTCAAAAAACAGGAAGTTTATTAGAATTATATGTAAATGGAACTAAAGAAGTATCTGCATCTAGTGCAGCATTACAAGACGCAAATGATCCATTTATTCCAACTGAACCAATTGATAATTTACATCCATTGTATATAGGAGGCTTTACTGATTCAAATTATTTAGAGGGTAAATTAGACGAAATACGTATTTTTAATAAATCGTTATCAACTACAGATATTAATTATTTAGGAGACAGACATGAAACTGGATCATTTTTACAAACGAATCATATAGGAAATGTGTTTACTAAACAAGGTATATCTGTTATTTCTACTCCTAATTATAAATTTCACGAATTAATTAAATATCCATATACAGCAAGTTATAGAAGTACAAAAACTATTCATGAAATAAATGTATTAACAAGAATAGATAAAGGAGATTTTAATGTTTCTTCGAATACAACATTAACTAAAGATAATGATGCTTCATTTAAAACGTTTGCTACTTCTAGTGATTTTTCTCCTTATATAACTACTATAGGATTATATGATGATGTTGGCAGACTGTTAGCTGTAGCAAAAACAGCACAACCAATAAGAAAGAGACCTGACGTAGATATGAATTTTATAGTTCAATTAGATTTAGATAATAAAGTGAGGTTATCAGATGCAACTTAAACGATTATTATTGGAAATATCTGAAAAAGAATCTAAAATATTAACAGATAAAATTAAAAACAAAGAATTTAAATTTTTTGACAAAGGAGATAATGGTCGTATTTATAGTATTAATGGAGAAGATAAATTATTTAAGATAACTACAGAATCAGAAGAATATAAAGTAGCAGATATAATTGTTGGTAAATATACACAATTCACAACGTTTATTCCAGTGCATTATGTTAACGGAAAAAACATGTACATTATGTCAAAAGCTAGTCCTTTATCAATGGGACTAAAAAGTGATATTAATATGTTTTTAAATAGATATAAACAATTTGCTAGACAAGAAGGAGGAGAAGTATCTATATTTAATTATTTAGATGCAGATGGGGCTAGAAACGTAAATGAAATTTTAATTAATTTTTTAAGAGCTTTGCAACAAGACATACAACGCATTGGATTAGAAGATTTAGATTTAGATTTAGATTTTAAATCAGATAATGTAATGATGTGGAATAATAATTTAGTAATGATTGATTGGTAACCAATATTTATATAAAATGAGTAATAAATTAAAACATATTATACGTGAGGAAATACGTCAAATATTAAATGAAGCGTATATATCATATAATAATGGTACATTATTGACAGGAGATGATGGATATAAAAATCAATTAACATTTCAATTTGCGGCAGATCCTGGTAATGTAGCTGCAAAACTATCCGGTAATCAATTTTATGCAATAAATGTGCGAGGAACTATTATAACATCACCGGAGGGTAAAGTTAAATATTATAAAATTAAATCTGCAACGGTTATTACTAAAAAATCTGGAATGGCATGGTATCAAGCAGAACGAGATGATTTAATAAAAACTGTATATACTATTAAAAATCATGCATTATATCAGGGTAGCAAACAATTGGGAATATTTAGTGATGTAACAGGAGAATTTGTAGATTCAGAGGCAATAGATGTTACAGATATCCAAGATGATGGCACTGTTAGAACTGCAACTTCAATTGCTAAAGATATGGATATATTATGGGGTTATATAGTTAAGAATTTACATAAAATGAAACAACAATATAATCACAAAGGACATAGTTATAATAAGTATAATATTGAAGATATGAAAGGAAATGCAAAATCTAAACCAGGTGTAGCAAACCCAGGATATTTTATGTATCAAAATATTTTAAAACTATATAGAAATGTTAAATCATCAGAAGCACCAATACTATTATCAGATAAAACAAGAAGAGTAGTTGTAACGCGTATAGCTAAATTCATGCTTGCTCAGAAAGACGCAGATAGAAATAAACTTAAAGCAGGAAAAAGTATAGCACTTCAAATTATTAATCAAAATAAAACAAATCTTACAATACAACAGATGTATATGTTATTAGGTGAATTACAGGCTCTTAAGATAAATCATGGTCATCCTAATAATTTTAACAATCTTAGACAAATAGAAAAAATGTTAAGTTCAAACGGAAGTTTAAAGGAAAATTTAACAAACATTGATATGCCAGGCTGGGATGATCTCAGTGGATTATTTGGTGTTAACCCAACTGGATTTAAAGCTCAATCATATTTACATAACATAAAAAGTCGTGATGGGTCAACATGGACCTCAGATAATTCATGTTTTGGTGCTAACTTTAATAAAAATAAATTAAAATTGTTTGCAAATGATTTTTGCCCAGGCGATGGTATAGTATCTCCAATGTAATATGTTATTAATTAAAAAAGTTATATATGAAAAAAAATCATTGGCACACAGCTGGTAGTAAACAACGTCAAGCTGCTTATAAATACGGTTACCGTTCTGGATTAGAACTTTTAGTAGCTGAACAAATCAAAGAAACATCTTATGAACTTCGTTATGAAACTGATGTAATTAAATACATTGTTCCTCAACGAGATGCAAAATATACACCAGACTTTGTATTTACTAAACGCAATGGGTCTATGATGTATATAGAAACAAAAGGTCGTTGGACTGCAACGGATCGCAAAAAAATGAAACACGTATTACAAAGCAATCCAGGTGTTGATATCCGAATGGTATTTCAAAATCCAAATCAAAGAAT